AGCCACTTATGCTCCAGTAGCTTGGTACGCCGCCTCAACGTCGGCGCCTACCTTCGTGTGCTACCAGTGGCTAGAGGATGTTCAACTGGTTGGTAAGGCGGCTGTCGCTACAACTTTGATTACGCCTCAGGGCGTTGGTTCAAATTCCGAGAAGGTTGGCCCACTGTCATCTTTTTTCAACAGCGCCTCAAGGCTCACTAGCTGGGTGGGCAAGGGCATTCCGGCCATTTCGGCCTACACTAAGCCGGTGTCTTGGGCCTTGTCTGGTTTCGGTAATCTAGCAGCTCATTTCGGGTACTCTAAACCTAATGACGGTACTAATAAGGTTATGGCGTCATCTTATTTAAGGGCGTACAACACCGCCTTGGATGTCGGTCAAGCGACAGAGATGGGCATGTTTGCCAATAACGAGGTTGACGCATTGCCCGGATTCGCAGGGTCTGATAGGGACGAGATGTCCATATGCTATCTTTCATGTATTCCTGGGAACATCGCCTACTTCCACCTCCTCACGACTGATGCCGGGGACTCATACAAGTGGTCATGTCCCGTGACACCGAATAGGTTCTATTTCTACAAGACACCGACCAACGTCGGTTTCGCGCAACCAGCTAGACCTGACGCCTCTCAGAATATCGGTTTTCTTCCGTCTCCTTTGATGGCTTTGGCCCAACATTTCACTGCTTGGCGCGGTGATCTCATTTTCAGGTTTAAGTTCAGTCGCACCAAGTTTCATGGCGGTAAAATCCTCATAGGTTACAACCCCAAATTCAACGACGTGGCAGCGAATTTGCCCTCCGACAGCAGGTACAATTTCAAGACAGTGCTAGTGGACCTCAGGTCTACTTCCGAGGTTGAGTTCGAGGTGCCCTTTACCTACCATAGACCTTTCTGCTGTAACGAGGAGGCGGACCCAGCTTTGGGCAGCACGGGTATGGTTTTCTTGAAGGTTATCGACCCCATTTGTGCGCCCACCGGGGTCGTCCAGAATATTCCCGTGTTAGTTGAGGTTTTCGCTAAGTGTGGGCTTGAATTTGCTATGCCCACAACCCCTTTCGTCGGCAACATGCCGTCTGGCACAGCGGTCACAGCTCAATCCCAGACACAACATGTGGTCGGTGAGGAAATAAAAAGCGTGAAACAACTTTTGGTGAGACCGTGTCCAGTGGGTACCGTTACTTACACGGGAAATACTTCCATCAATGAAAACGTGTTTTTGACGTACCAGACGCCGGTTTTCAACGCTCCGAGCGGAGGTTGGATTTCGTCGTCTTTCTACGGTCTGACCGGTGCCTTGTCCGGTAGTCGTTTTGCTGACATCCTTTCTTGGTATGGTCTTTGGAGGGGCTCCCTAGTCTACTGGGTGCAGGGTTTTGCCGG